GAAGACATGAACTTGGTTCATTCTCACCCTAGCTCTGATAGCTTGAGCGTCCTGTTGCATTAAGTTCAATAATACATCGCCATCACTATTAGTGATTACGCCAGTATTAAAGAATTGTGTCTGCATTGGAGTTCTGATTGAAAGAATGGTGTTTCTCAGATCACCAAAGATCATGAATGGGTCACCATCTTCAATTTCGGTTAATGCTGGTAATACCTCAGTCAAGGTATAAGGCATTCCCCAGATCGTACCAGATACTCCGCCATTAATTCCTGGCAACCAGATATGACGACCATCATCGTCTTTCATTCTCTGGATTCTTCCAAGAACAGTCCTGTGTAAATAGAATCTTCCGTTGCTCATTGAAGGGGTTGGAACTTCATAAAGCATTTGGTTAAGAACATCTACGCCTTCCTTTCCGTCAAAGTTTGCAATGCTTGCACCGACAGATATTTGAGCTGTACCAGTAGCGTTTAAGATACCGTACACATCATCATCCGTATCATTCTCGGTGAAGATTAACTCATCTTGTCGTTTGGCGTTAGCACGAGCAAATCTGTTTGTTAAATCCTTCCATAGGTCAATAGCACTATCTTCAAGTAAAGTATCAGATACAGGAACTATACCTGTGTACTCTAGGTGAGTTAGATTATATTGCTCGTATGAAGTCTCTTGCTTGGATTTAAGTCCAAGTTCAGAAGTCTTAACAAATTCAAGATCATCACCGCCTTTAATACCTCTTAGTGAAGCGTTGGTTGTTCTCCTGACATTTGCATATCTGGAAGCAACTCCGTACTCTTCCTCAAGACGCATAACCTCGGCAATAAACTCCTCTGGAGGGATAATTGCTCCGTTGTCATCGGTGGTCATGGCTTGTTTGCCAACAACTTCGTGATACTCACCAAAGTCATTAGTTACCAAACCCTTGAACCAAAGTTTTGTTTTCTCTTCTTTGGTTAATTCACCAGAGAACTTTGTTTTTGAGGAGAAGTTGATGTTTTTATGAGTTACTACACTATCAAGTGATTGAGTGATTTTACTCACCGCCTCGCTTAAAGATTTTAGTTCCTCTTTAACCTCATCTTTTTTCTCTTCTTTGTCCTCTTCGACAACTTCCTCTTTTTCCTCTGGAAGCACATCTTTGTAAACCATCTTTTGAGCCTCTGTTAATTCTGCTGACTTTTCAATAAGGAAGGCTCTTTCCTCGCCAGTTAAATCTTCTGGTCTTTTTGCCAGTATTTCTTTAAGATTCATTTCTGATCCTTTCTGCCTTTCGGCAAATAATTCTAGGTCTATTTCTTTAATTAAACCTTTGCTAACTGCTAAAGCTAAAGCCTCTGGGTTTGCTGGAACTGGTACAGATGAGTGTTCAATCATCTCGGCTTTGGTGTACGTGTCCCCATCCATTTCTTTGGGTATAAACCCAATAGAAAAAGCTTTCATAAACCCACCCTTATATAACTTGTAAATCTTATGAGCAAATGAGTCTTCGTTAATTGCAAATTGTATTTTTGCGATCAACTTTCCCTCACTTTTTCTAAGACTTAAAGTTCTGCCAATTGGAGGTTGAGAATAATCATGCGCCCATAAAACTACGGGGTTTTGCATATACTTTGATGTATCTAAGCCCTTCAAATCTAGGATTTCTCCATGTCTATCTAGACTATCAGAGGCAACTATTGCCTCGATTATTCCCTCACCCAAGTCTTTTGCTTTAGTAATTGTAAGTAGTGATTTTTTCATTAACTTACGAATACAACGTTTGAATCATCTGGCGAATCTTCATCAACCAAAGCTGTGAATGTCACTTGATAGACTCTTTCGTTTTCAACTTGATAAAGTACCTCTACTGGAGAGGTTGGAACAGCATTGCGGAATGTCCAACTTTCAGTTCCGTCAAAGGGAGTAAGAGTAATCTCACTTCCTGTAACTTCTCTGCCAGATAATCCGCCAATTTGAGTGTTGTTTCCTCCAGTTGTAGCTCCCGCAATCGCTCGATTAAGATTTTCGAGCGTTGTTTCAGCCATTGTTATCTGGATTGTTACCTCATATCCAAGAATAGAGGCTTTAACTGGGGTTGTTCCCCACTTTCCCGATTGATGTAAATGAACGTTTGGCTCAACATTCACAACAATCCCTTCGGGAGTTGTATGCCCCACATCTTGAGAGTTGACTGACAGTTCGCCAGCTCCAATGTGGAAATTTTCAAATCCTGCCATTTTGTTTACCTTTCAGATACTAAAAAACCGTCATAGTAGACGGATTCAGTGATCTCAAATTACTATTATGAAACTCTAGGTTTTCTAAGTGGAAGCTCTCGGCTTTCGAAGATTGAATCTATTTTTGCACGAATTGCGATAATTGTCAAGTTTCCTTCACTTGCTCATCTCTCATCTTTAGTTTTTCGACAAACCTATCAAGTGATTGTGTTGTTACCTTAAACCTAACTATACGCCCACATCTACCGCATTTTATTTCACCAACCCCAAAATCTAACTTCATTTGTAATCTACCGCAGTATTTACATCTAACTTCAATCATAGTTTTCTTATACTAATAATTATTTTATCGTGTACTATTTGTGTGTTAATTTTTTGATCTTCTATTAGTGTATCAGATTCTATTTTCTCAATACTAACTGATTGTTTTAAGCTAGTTATATTTACACTTGGTTTAAGACTCGTAACACTTACAAATATTGAAAGTATATCTTTCCAAACTCTAAGTAAAGAATCCGTACTGTGTGATATTTCGTAAACTCTTTTTAACAATGAATCCGTACTATGTGAGATTGATTCTGCTTTTCTAAGAAGTGAGTCGGTTGAGTGGCTAACACTTATTGACGGTCTTAAATATGAATCAGTTGAATGACTTACTTGACCTATTATTTTTAGTAGCGAATCTGTAGTATGTTGTAAGTCGTTAGTTACTTTTAATAGCGAGTCGGTAGAATGCTGAACCTCGATAGTTAGTTTTTCCCTTAAATAAGAGTCGGTTGAATGCCCTATCTCCTGTACCTTTCTCAACAATGAATCGGTAGTATGCTCAAGTGTTAATAAACTAACAGCACTCAAATATGAATCAGTAGAGTGGGTTAATTCATTTGACGATCGAAGCAGAGAATTGGTTGAATGTGTAATCTCCTGCACACTTCTTAATAGTGAATCTGTAGAATGATCTTTTGTTATTTTTCCCCTTAACAAAGAATCTGTGCTGTGTTCTTTTGTAAATACTCCCACCTGAGTTAGGAATGAGTCTGTCGAGTGGGATACAGTATTTTGTTTTCTAAGTACCGAGTCTGTGCTGTGTGATATCTCGCTTAACTTCCTAAGTAGTGAATCCGTGCTATGAGTTAACTCACTAACCAATCTAATTAAACTATCAGTAGAGTGTTCCAGCTCCTTGATCGATCTAAGAACTGAATCGGTAGAATGAGTTAAATCTAAAGTCTGTTTGGCTCTTAAATATGAGTCGGTGCTATGTGAAACCTCATTGATAGATCGAAGCAACGAATCTGTATTGTGGTGTAACTCGTTAACTGCTAGTGATTGAAGGTATGAATCTGTTGAGTGGGATACTGTCAAAACTTCTCTTAAATTAGAATCAGTTGTGTGTTGTCTAGTATTTACCACCCTAAGCAAGGAATCGGTTGAGTGTTCTAAAACATTGGTTTTTCTCAATACACTATCGGTGCTGTGGGATAAAGTATTTACCAATCTAACTAGCGAGTCTGTTGAATGAGTTAAAGATTCTGATAACCTTAATAGTGAATCAGTAGAGTGTTCAAGAACTTCTATTGTTTTTAATGATGAGTCTGTAGTATGACTTAAAGATTCAACTTTCCTAAGCAAAGAATCAGTTGAATGACTTAATGTCTGTGATAATCGCAAGAAAGAATCGGTGCTATGTTCTAAAGCCTCAATCGTTTTTAGGCTAGAGTCTGTTGAATGAGAAACACTACTTGTAGAACGAAGCAGTGAATCAGTCGAATGAGATAGACTGAATGACTTTTTTAATAGTGAGTCTGTCGTGTGAGATAGGGTATTTACGAGTTTTAATAGAGAATCTGTACTATGTGAGATACTTTCCCTTGCTCGTACCAGAGAATCAACGCTGTGAGAGGCTGAAAATCGGCTTTTTAATAGCGAGTCGGTTGAATGCTCGACTTGATTGACAGTTTTTAACAAAGAATCAGTAGAATGTTCTAATAATTCAATGGTTTTGAGTAGTGAATCGGTTGTATGCGACCTTGTGTCTGTTTTTCTAAGCAAAGAATCCGTACTATGGGTTTTTGAAATTGCTTGCCTAAGTAAACTATCCGTTGAGTGAGTCAAAGATTGTGTGCTTCTCAAAAAAGAATCTGTGCTGTGAACCTTTGTTTCCCTAGTTCTTAAAAAAGAGTCAGTGGAATGTGATTTTGTTTCTCTAGTTTTTAGTAAAGAGTCTGTATTGTGATAAAGCTCAACTGTTTCTAAAGTTTGACCTAATGTAAGCCCACCTACTGCAAAGCCACCAAATGGACCAATACCTAAGCCTCCTGCTGGCTCAATGAGTGGTTTCAAAAATGAGTCAGTAGAATGTGATTTTTCTTGTGTAAGAAATCTAATGTGAGAGTCGGTTGAATGCAACTTAGTATTTTGTGATCTAAGAAGTGAGTCTGTTGAATGGGATTTGGTTTCTGGAGGCAATGTATAGTAAACTTTAATAGTAGCATTAAAAATTGCTGCTCTTGCTAAGTCGTTATTTGAATAAGTCCTTAGCCCTGTTGTTAACTCTATACCGTCTATCGTTGATCCAGAAGGTATGCTAAATCCATAACCAGTGAGCTTCATATACTTTGTAATTGCTCCTAGAGGGTTATCATATATGTCATAACCCCTTGAGCTTATAACAACACCAAAATTAGAAGAATTTACATCTGAAGAATTTAAGGAAACACCCCAAGTATCAGAACTTCCTCCCCTCGTAATATAATGAAATAAACCACCATATTTTGTTGAAGACGCTTTGTTGTTTCCAGTTATTGACCCCCCTTTAACAAGTTTGACACTATAATCCTTAAAATATCTTCCAGAACCAGGCTGATCTATAGTATGACTAGAAGCATAATCATTTGTGTCAGATGTCCAAACAGCAGATATGTCACTCCAATCAGTAGTCCCAACTGTTGAATTATTGACCCCAGAAGATGGTGCTTTCTTTGAGCTAGCCATTTACCCACTCCTCACCCTCATCCTCGTGGATAACAACTGGCTTAAAGAATGGATGATCTTCTTCAAACTTGCCAGCTACTTCAACACGACCATCTTCAAATACTGCAATAATACCCTGATAGTTTTTACCGTTTACAGTTTCTTGTTTACCTATGAGATGAATTACTTGTTTTGATTGCCCTGTTCTCAAAATAGTTCTACGCCTCCAAATGAGTCGCTGACCTTGTGAGAATCGAAGTGAGATAACACGCTTTTCTTTATCCCAAAGTTCAAAGTATTTTAATTTATCCCTTTGGATATCTTTATAAGCGTTTTTGTTACCAGATGGTTCAATCTGGTCTAAAAAAGTTCCGTCTGTGTAGACTGCTTTCCATTGCATTGTATTGCCTTTCTCGCATTGTATTGCGAGTTTAATTTATTTAAGACGAGGTATCGTCATATTGCCAAGTGAAAGTTTCTTGGTTGGTTGCTCCTGAACTTGCGGTCGTTCCAATTACCATTTGATAAACAAACAGTTGCCCGACATCTCCTGTAGTTGAAATTGTACCTGTAATCGCTTTAGGTGAAGCAGAAGTAAACCCAAATACATCAGTTGGTGCGGCGGTTAACTCCGTGTTATTGGTAACGTTTAACTCATCGCCTGTTTCGCCTGGTGTACCTGTAGCCTGTACATAGTCATCTGCACTATTTCCAACACAAGTTACACCTGTACCAAAACCATTAGCTCCATCAGAGTACCACTTAATATTATCTACAGTTCCGCCAGTAATGGCGTCAACTGAAAGTCTGGTATTTACCCAATAAGAGTAATTACTTCCATCGTCAGGAATTAAAATCGAGTTAGTCGTTCCTGCTGTAGAGTGTGCGTCCTCTGCATTAGCTCTGGTATTAATACTTGTTATGTCAGTCTTGGTGGGGTCACCAGATGAACCCGTCCACCTTCTGATCGTTACTGTAGCACTCATATATGAGCCTCCTTTTTAATTTAGTAAATTATTAATTAGCTAGTCCTTAGGGTAATATCTTTTTTAACATAAAACTTATCTCTTACGGTTGATGATATCATACCCGAAGAATCCTTGAACTGAACATCATAGAAGTATCTACCCTCTGCGATATCTGTTTCTGTTTTTAATAAAGTTAATCTAGCAACTCCTAATTCTGGGTTTGCAAACTCAGTGACTTCTTTTGTAATTAAAGCGTCATCATCATCATCAGATAAACTTTCCTTAACAGTAAAGAAAACTGTACCACCTGTTAAATCAATTGCGTTGCCGTCAATGTCGGTGAAGGTGAGTTCAAATTGCTCATCATCACCCCTGATTATTTCAATTGTCATTTTCGTTCTTTAAGTTAGTAATTTGTTCTAGTATTTCTCTGGCTTCTTTAGTTCTCTTGTCTAGTTCATCGTACTTTTCTTCTAAATGATCTAACTTGTATGATTTCATTTCTTGCCTATTTACGGGCAAAATAGTACAACGGCAATTCGGGTGAAGTGGTGGGTGTAAAACATCTTCATAATCTGCCACAAATGTCCCTCCGTCTACTCCTTCAACTACTTCACCCTGATTGACGAAGTTAGTTCCAAGCTGAACCACTTGACCATTGAGAGGCTGGCAATATTCACACGCTCCAGGATTAGTCATCCACTCTTTACCAACTACAGAGGGCAAGTGTTGCATAGCTTCAAGTGAGGCTAGATTAGATAAGTGTATAGTTTCAGTTCTGGCTATTCTTGTACTTCTTGTAGTAGTAGCTTGATCGTATATTTTATTTATTCGTTTTCTTAAATCAGCTACAGATTCACCCTGTGATACTCCCTCTGCCATTGAGTCGTTTATGGCGTCTTTAGTATCCTCATCAACATCAAACGCCCATCTCTCAATTCTTGCCTCAAGTGTGTTTCTCAGGGCAGGGGTTATTTCCAACTCACCTTGTACGCTATCATCGTCAACAAAGTTAAACATGTGCCTAGATTGAGATTGTAGTATTTCAACCGCAATAGGCATTATTAAATCTTTCCAAAGTAGTGAAGATTCAATCTTGTCAAATAACCATTCTTCAAAGTTCTTATCAACTGACTTAACTCTGTCTAAAATCTGTTTTCTTTGTTTCTCAAATACTTTATCTACTTGTATCTTAAATGGTTGTTCCCACTGTTCTTGTTCAGTAAATAAATCTTTACGCATAATCTCACCTCTTTCGTAACGAGATTTTTCCACATCTTTATGCACATGTTCACAAACATGCTTTTCTTCTGGTTTATCCTCTGGCTCTTCTTTGTCATCTTCCTTTGGCTTCTCATCTTCTGTGGGTTTTTCAGGTTCTTCATCTGGTTCTTCCCTGATCTCCATTGGTATGAGTGAGGCAGGTTGCCAAATCATATCCCCTGCTTCTTTTTCTGGGATATCTGTCCCTAAT